TTGCTATTTGAGTTCTAGTTATGGCCATTTTACTATTCTATTTTGTTTTTGGGAATAAATCAAGACTTGGCATAATAAGAGTTACATCTTTTCTAATGTCCTCTGGAGATATACCTTTATTCTTCCATTCTTGATCATTTTTATATATTTCTCCTGTTTTTTTATTACTTATCTTTTCTATTACCTTATCTGGTTGTAGCTCTATCATTATGTTGTTACCTCTTTCTTAATGTTTAAATAGCTAATAGCTACATCAAACGAATCTGATGTGCTTGCTTGAACTGTAAAGGTTTTTCCACCTTCTATTATTAGCGGTTGGGTTAATAATTCTGTTGTAACATTAGCTGTTAATGCTGCTGATTTAATAGCTGTAATACTGTTATTTGTAACTGTGACTGTTGGTGTTCCAGCAGAAGTCACCAATATAGACTTAATAACATAAGTTTCACTAACTAAAGGGTTCCCTGATCCAAAAGGAGTAAGTGCACTCCCTGTTGTGCTGTTGTCTATACCTACGAATTTATATTGATTAGCCATATTAGTTTACAAAAAAGTTAAATGCTTCAATTTCTTCTTTTAATTCTTCTTGAAATGTTGAGTTTAATTTTTCAACAATAGCATCAAGATCTCTTACTTGAGCTTCTGCAGTTTGTATGTCATATTCGTTTGACGGTCTAGTTATTACTTGTACTATCTTTGCCATTACCTACGTCCATCTGGTTGTGTATCTAATCTAAAAGTTCCTAGTTTCCAACTTTGACTAGTTGCTGTGTTTTCTATTTTCATAGCTACCGCTCTAGCTCTTGCACGAGTATCTACTTTTTGTGTGGTAGGAGTTATATCAAAAGGTCCAAGTGGAGAACCTGTTTGACTATCATTAGGGTAGTTTTTTAATTGTAATGTAATTCTAGTTGTTCCTGTTTGTGTTATAAAGTCAGGTACAAATCTTCTTATTTTCATTAAGAACTCACCATCTCCTTTAAAAGTTGCAACACCTGTTACCTGACCAGTTGCTGCTCTTTGTTGTGTAATATCAAAATCTCCAGAAGATATGTTTGAAGTAATTGCGGTTATGACTCCATTTTTATTTTGATCAGTTCCTATTTCATGTTCATAGTAAGTTGTTATGCCATCTGTATTTCCAACTACATCAAAAGATGTGTCTGTATCTGCATCATATAATGTAGCGTGTGGTGAACCAAATACGGCAGAGTCTCTCCACATTGTTCTAGATAGTGTTCCATTTGTCCAAACAGGTCTTTGTGGTGATGAGTCAAAATAATTATAGGCTACCATTCTATTTACTACAGAAGAAGATGAAGTTGGGTAAAACCATATAACTTCGCCAAACAGATTATTTAATCCTGCTGATACCATTTGATTACCTGATGTTAAGTTTATGTCATCATAAACAAAATCTTCTACTAAACATGGTAATGATTCTAATTTACCAGCATATCTAAAGAAACCATTTTCTGACATCCAGTACGCAGCACCATCAACTTCGACACATGCATTCTGGCCAACAAGTCCACAGTTAGTTCCAACTTGTGCAAAGGCAAAAGTAAATGGTTGACCAACAAAACGTTGAGTGAACAATGCTGTATCAGTCCAAACATAAAGTGCATCTCTACCTCTAATTGCTCCAATGATCCGTGATCCATCGGCCAGTCTTTGTGTACCAGCTGTATTGGTTGCTGTAGGTGTGTAAGTGTTTATATCCTCTTGGTCTGAAAACCTGATGAACATATCATCTTGTGTTGATGTATCACCGATTGTTGTTTCTGTGCCATAAAATACTAAGTGACGATCTGGTGTAGATACAACCATGTGTCGTGATGCTGTTGGTGCACCGGATATAACTGTAGCTCTTGTAGTAGTTGCATTTGATAAAGATGAATCCCATTCAAAAACACTACCATTGTGAATTAAACAAATTGCTTTGTCACCAAAATTATCTAGTGACCACATACCAGGTTCAATAACTAAATCTCCTGACGCAGCTTCACCCCATGCAACATACTCAGTTGAATTTGTAACCGTTGCACCATCGCTGTGAGAGGCTGCTGTTGTACCAGCAACTCCTCTTGTACATCCTGTTAATGTATTACTAGTAATACCAGTGTAAGAAATTTCTTCAGAATCTATTATAACAAAGTTTGTTCCAGTATCAGGAAATTGTGAAGCATCTGTTAAAACAATACTAGTGACTGAATCATTAATTGCACCATTGAGTGTAGTTGTAGTTGCTCCTGCTTCTGGTCCACCCCAAGAACCTAATCCATAACCAAATCCTTGTGCTTGAACAGCTGGTCCTACATGATAATAATGTTGAACTCTAATACCACCAGATGTAGTTGCACCAGATCCTGTTTCATTTGAAGGCATTGTAATTGTAAGAGTAGTGGTTGTAGGTACAGATGTTATCATGAATTTTTTATCATCAAAATCAGATGCACTAAAATTTGAATTGGTTATAGTAGTAAAATTATCTAAAAGGATAATATCGTCTTGTTGCATATTGTGAGCACTCGAAAAAGTTATTGTAACAGTAGGTGATCCATTAGTGGTACTAAAAGCATTTGTAAGTGTAGTGGTTGTATCAATTGGGTGTATGTCATAGAAAACACCACCTGAGTAAGCATATAAAATTCTGTTTGTACCAATAATTGCGTATTTTCTGCCTAAGCTATTTACAAAATGATGAAGACCCCTAGTGGCTCCTGTTAAATCATCAGTTCCTAGTTGCTTCCAACCACCTATTTTTTCAGGTGTACCATATCTAAAACGTACATTGTCGCAATCTACCCATTGACTTTCTGCAGTAGTCTCTGAGATTTGTTTATTTATACCTGGCTGAAATCCTATTTTTTGTAACATATCGGGACTATATTATAGATTCTTATCAGAATAAAGTCTAAAATCCATAGCTAAAGTAACTCTTGAATCCTTACAAACATCAACACTATGTTCAACATGACCTTCAAATATTAATAGTAAACCATCTTTTTCTACTATTTTTATTTTTTCTCCAGACTTATCATAAAAAGTTAACGGGTTATATTTCGATCCTTTAACAATTAATATAGAACTAATGTCTTCACCAGTGTGATCGTGTTTTATTGTGTGATGTCCTTTTTCATAGTAGTTAGCCCACCATTTAACCATCTCATAATTATTTCCATTTTGTTCCTTTAATGTTTTAATTATGTCGTCTGATAGAGTTTTGAAATATTGTTTTCTAGGTAAATTACCTGATGTAAAAGCTTTAACTTTATTTAAATTTTTTTTCCAAGTCTTTTTTTCTTTTGTTATAGATTTATAAATATCTTTATTAAAGTCAGAATTAATTGTCGTAACAATTAAATGAATCATTTAGATAATTTTTTTATATCTTTTTCGTGAACCTTAATATGATCATTTTCATGAGTCATTAAATTAAGAGCTTCTTCTGGTAAATATTCATGAAGTTCTGCAGCTAATTTTACTAAAGAGTTTCCTATGTGTTTTAAACTAGCAGCAGTTATTTCAAAATATCCTTTGTCTTTCAAAATTTCTATTTCTTCATTAGTAAAGATAATTCTACCAGAACCATCTTTTTTATTTTGTAGTATTTTCATATATTATCTCCTTTGTAATTTGCGTATTTTCCATTAGCGTCTACATAATGTAGAAAAGCTTGTATGTGATAATCTCCTTCATAAGCTTCTCTCCAATGTTCAATTTCACAACCTCGGTATATGACACCATCACCTGGTTTTAAATTAACTTTTTTTCCATCCATATAAATAGGCCATTCATACTCTCCATCTGATCCAATAAAAACTGTAACACTTATTTCACAAGATGGTCTGTCTTTATGTTTTCTTAATTCTGCACCATAAGTATAGCATCTCCAAAAAGAATAAGTTTCATGTAATTCAAGATTAATATTTTTTTCAAGAATTTTCTTTTTACTTTTTAAAAAAATTTCTATTAAAAGGTCTTTATAGAAATGTGTATCTCCACAATTATTTTGAATTTCATCAAAACTATTTGTATTTAAATTATGTCTTTGTTTACAATACTCATGCGTAATTTTTAATTCATTAGAATTAAAAAGTTTAGGTATTATTTTATATTTCCAATTTAAGTCAGCCATGAAACAATCGCATAACGCGTCCCTTTTGTAACCGGAGATACAGAATGTGGATACATAAAATTAGAAGGCCACATTATACATCTACCTGGACTTGGTTTTATTGTTTTAAATATTTCGTTAGTAAATGGATTATAAAAATTTAATTCACCACCTTCATAATCATTATTTAAAAATATAATTACACTTATAGTTCTAGGAATTGAAGCGTGATGATCAGTATGCATTTTATAAAAACCTCCGACTTCATATTTTAAAATATCTAATGATGAGATTTTTACAGCTTCAGTATTAAATGTTTTTTGATAATTGCCATAGTAGTTAGAAACAATATAACGTAGATAGTGACCCCAGTGAATTGAACTTAAACTGCCATCATCAAAACCATATAATTGAGTATTTCTAATTTCTTTTCTAGTATAATTAACTCCTGGTTCTGTTCCTATAACTCCAGCATCTATAAAGTTAATTTTATTAGCTGCATATTTTACTAAACTAGCAACCATTTCAGTTTTAAAACCTCCATTATATATTTTTATAAATTTATCTATTTCCATGATTTTTTATTCCAAAATAATGTTTTATAATTATGTATAAATCTTCCCATTATTGACATATCGAGTTCTGCTCTTCTGGAATCATCTTCTATCATTTCCATTTTCCAAGCATCTCTTTTGAAAGGTATAACTTGAGCATAAGGGGTTCCTCTTTCAATAGTAGTTTCTAAAACGGGATACTTATCTCCATTTAAAATAATTGGAAAATTAATATAAGTAGGAAAAATATCTGTATCAACTATTCCTGATATAATTTCAAATCTATCATCACCATTATTTAATGGAGGTACAAATAAACATGAATAGCCAGGAGGAGTTTTAATTTTAAAAGGATTTATTATTTTGTAAAAGGCTAGGTTTTTATTTTTTGCAACAAAAGGACACCCTCCATCTTTTCCACCTAATTGTTTTATATCATGAACTGCAGGAATACCCATATTTATATTTAATGCTAATTCTTCTACGTGTTGTGTATTACCAGATGAATAAGCAAATCTACTAAAGCTATCTTTTTTACTACCTTGTGTAATATTATGTTTTACATACATGTCTTGTGGCATTTTTAAAATATAGCCAGCTGTAAGTGTGTCTAAAACAGGAATACATCCTTTTATAGTCCTATTTTTCATAGTGTGTTCTAATTTTTTGTACCAGTCAGGAATATTTTGAACAGTTTTTATTGGAAAAATTTCTTTAAGAACTTTTTCAGTTTTTTTAGGATATAAAAATTTTATTATATTCTCTTTCATAATTCTAATTATGAATATATATAATTATTATAAAAAGTAAAGTATTATATACAGGCTAAATTTACGTATTTTCCAGCTGCTTTACATCTAGTAAAAAGATCGTCTGTAGGATAGCTATAGCTTGATGGATCTAAACTATTAATAAAATTAAGAGCATCTGTTAATTTAGATAACTCAGAATGAGTTGGTTTAATTGAAATGAAATGACTTAAGTCTTCTCTATATTGGGCTATATTATTTTCTAAATTTTCTTGTGAATGAACTTGAACAGGGGTCCAATCTACATCTTCAAAAGAAGGTATTTGATTATTCATTATTAATTTTTTAGTTCCATCCAAAAGATTATCATATTCAGCATCTGTTATCTCTATTGTAGATACTGTTGCTGGATTTCCACCATGCACTAAAACTAAATCAGCTTCTGTTTTTGCAGCTGCAATCCAAGTACTTAGTTCTTTATTTAAATCTGCTTTAAAAATTAAAAGAGCCATTTGATTAACCTATATCCTCATATATTACTAGACCACCACTTTTACCAGTAGTTCCACCAGAAGGTGCTGGAGCTTGAATACCATGTCCTCCCGCTCCACCAACGCCGTTAACTCTCATTCTAAGATCACCATTATAAAAATTTCCAGTAGCAGATGACATTACTTGATCATTATTACCAGGCATTATACTTATTTCTGAAGCTAAGTATTGAGGATTATCTGCAAAGGTATTACCATCAATATAGGCAATAGTTTCATTTGTAATTGTTCCAGGGGTACCCGGGTTTCCTGAAGCTGGTCCAGGGGCTTCATTACCACCATTACCAGCATTTGCTGTTAAGTTTGTATTAAAACTAGAAGCGGTTCCAGCTTGTCCAGGATTATTATTTGGGGATGTTTGTCCACCAGTTCCACCGGTTCCTAATGTAAAAGGAACTGAATAAGGTTGTGATACAGGAATATTCCAAAAACCAAAACCACCATGTCCTCCGACTCCTCCCGGTTGCGATCCGCCGCCGCCTCCGCCTCCGCCGCCAGCGCCTTTCATATATAAATGAACTTTACTTGTTCCTGGTTGAGCAGTAAAAGTTGCAGTACCAGCTGCGTTAGCAACAAAAGTTTTAACCATGTTAGCTGCTCCTGCACCAGAACTTGCAGCTATAATTCTTCCAGATGAGTCAACAGTTATATTGGATGCTGTAAAACTTCCAACTGCTGGTTTAATAATTCTTGGCATTGTTTTCTTTCCTCCCTAAAATTTATTAATCAACCATTTCTACATAA